GAAGGGTGACTGGCACGGTGGCAATTGGCAACGGCGGCACGGGCCAGACGACTGCTACGGCTGCCTTTGATGCGCTGTCTCCATTGACTACCAAAGGCGACCTTATCGCCTATGACGGAACGGATGGCGTAAGACTTCCAGTTGGTACCAATGGCTATGTTCTGACTGCTGATTCGACGGCAGCTTCTGGCGTTGCTTGGGCAGCGGGTGGTGGCGGAGGTGTTACGGCGTCAAACGACACCAGTACTTCGACCAACTTGTACCCGCTGTTTGCTGCGGCAACGACCGGCACGTTGACGACAATTTACACCAGTAACCCCAATTATCTATACAAGCCCAGCACAGGTGAGTTGAGCGTTACCGCCCCGCGAGCCAGCAACGGCATTCTTGTGAACAGCGCCACAGTAAGTGCTAATTACACGATTGCATCTGGCGATAATGGCGTGAGCGCTGGGCCTGTAACGGTGGCGTCTGGTATTACGGTAACAGTTTCTTCTGGCTCTGTTTGGACGGTGACTTAAATGGCTGTAACTATTGACGGAACCAACGGGATCACATCCCCTGACTTTGAGGTTGATGGCGTTACGGGCAAAGTGTACCCCCTAGTCTCCGGCACTTCTCAGGCATCTACCTCTGGCACGAGCATCGACTTCACCAGCATCCCCGACTGGGTCAAGCGTGTCACCGTGATGTTCAACGGGGTTTCAACGAACGGCACCAGCGACGTAATTATCCAGTTAGGCACCAGCGGGGGTTTTGTATCTACGGGTTACCTCGGTGCCAGTGCAACTATTGCGGGTGGGGCAACCGGGTCTACACTAATGACTTCTGGTTTTTTGGTTCGTCTAGGTGGCGGCGCATCTGCCGCTGCTGTCCGACATGGGACGGTAGTTTTAACTTTACTTGGCTCAAATATTTGGGCGGCAAACATAAGCGTCAGCATTTCAAACACCGACTACATAGTTACCGGGGCCGGATCAATTCCGCTTGGCGGTGTTCTGACTCAAATTCGGACGACGACGGCAGGCGGCGTAAACACCTTCGATGCTGGCAACATCAACATCCTCTACGAGTAAGCCATGAGCCTGAAACTAAACTCCTCCGGCGGCGGCAGCGTCACTCTGCAAGAGCCGAGTACGGCGAGTAACGTGACGCTGACGTTGCCCACGACTACGGGCACGGCGGTGATTCAAAACGGCAGCAACAACTTGCTGATGAACTCGGGTTATGGCTCGGATGCTGTGGCTTATGGATGCCGGGCTTGGGTTAACTTCAACGGCACTGGCACTGTGGCAATTCGTGCTTCAGGTAACGTGTCGAGCATCACGGACAACGGTGTGGGTGACTACACTGTGAACTTCACGACTGCGATAGCGGATGCTAATTTTGATGCCAATGTTACTGGTGACATTGGTGGTGTTAGTGATTTTGCCGTTGGTTGTACAAGGGATAGCTCTACTGCTAGAACAACGTCATTGGTACGAGTTGGTATGGGTACTACAGGTGGTCTTCCAGCAGATTCCACCGTTGTTTCTGTCACCATCTTCCGTTGAAAGGTAAACCATGAGCACGTTAAAAACAAACAACGTACAGGTCGGCCAGTCGGTCACAGCCACCAACAACTTCACGTTGTACCAGCCAAGCACCCCTGACGGCACGGTGCGGCTGGGTGTGGGCAACTCTGGCTCCACTACGCTGGATGCGCTAACGGTGAACAACGCCGGGAACTTGTCGCTTCCTTCTCTCACCGTCAACAGCAACAACATCTCTGCTGTCAACAGCATGGGGTTCAGGAACCGCATTATTAACGGCGATATGCGGATCGACCAGAGGAATGCTGGGGCGGCGGTGACCGCAAACGATGCTTTACCCGTTGATAGGTTCAGGCTTTCTTTTGGAAATAGCTCGGGCGCATTTTCAGGGCAGCAAACAACGACTGCTCCAGCAGGATTCGTCAATTCGCTAAAGTACACCACAACCACGGCAGATGCTTCTTTGGGTGCTACGGAGTACGCAACACTGTATCAAGTAATTGAGGGGCTGAACGTCGCTGATTTAGCGTGGGGAACAGCCTCTGCCGCGACGGTAACGCTGTCGTTTTGGTGTCGTAGCAGCCAAACTGGTACGTTTGGTGGCGCATTAAGAAATAGTAACGGCACTAGGTCTTACCCGTTTAGTTACAGTATTTCTGTTGCAAATACTTGGGAACAAAAGTCTGTAACAATTGCAGGGGATACTTCTGGTACGTGGCTGACAACTAACGGCATCGGAGTTTACATAAATTGGAGTATGGGTGCAGGTTCAACTTTATCCGAGACGGCTGGCGCGTGGGCTGCTGGAAATTACATCGGTGTGACTGACGCGGTAAACCTGATTGCAACGCTTAACGCAGATTTCTACATCACCGGCGTCCAGCTTGAAGCAGGCTCAGTTGCAACGCCGTTTGAGCGCAGGGACTACGGGCGTGAGTTGATTATGTGTCAGCGTTATTACTACCGAATCAGCCCCGCAAGCGGCGACCTTTTTTCAGTAGCGTCAGCAGCAAGCACAACAGCTTTCGCCGGGTATGGGTCGTTTCCGGTAACGATGCGGACATCTCCAACGGCATTAGAACAATCTGGGACGGCGGCAAATTATGCGTGGAATGGCACAACTTCTGTCGCTTGCAACTCCGTCCCTGTTTTTTCAGCAAGATCAAGTGAGTTCAATTTTCAAGTTGCGTACACCGTTGCATCTGGACTGACGGCGGGCCATGCCGGTTCAGCAATATCTAACAACGCTGCCGCTTACCTCGCATGGAGTGCCGAACTATGACCTTCAAAATCCTCACCACCAACGAAGACGGCGTGACGATTTACGCCCGCATCGACGACGACGGTAAATGCCGCCTGACTTGCACGGCTGACTACCCCGAGTTTAAGGCGTGGCTGGCCGCTGGCAACACGCCGCTGCCTGCTAAGGGATAATCATGTTCGGTATCGCCAGTTTCTCTCAGGTACCCTTCGCATCACTTGCGGGGAATGCCTTTGCGCTGTCGATTACCGACAACAATACTGGCGATTACACGGTGAACTTTACGACTGCGATGCCGGATGTGAATTATTGCCCGCTTGTTGTGCAAGGCAATGATAATACGGGGAATAGCGGTGTACGAGGCGCAAACGTTCTAGCAACTCAAGTTGCACCAACAACTTCTGCGGTTCGTGTTGGTACTTGGTCTTCTAGCGGAGCAAGAAGTTCCGAAGATTCCGCTTACGTTTTTGTTGGCGTAACTAGGTGATTATTTAGGAGAAAACATGAACCAACGTATCATTTACCCCACCGACGATGGCGGCGTGGCCGTCATCATTCCAGCAGCCGAGTGCGGCCTGACGATTGAAGAGATCGCAGCCAAAGACGTTCCGGCTGGCAAGCCTTACCAAATCGTGGATGTTGCCGACATCCCCACCGACCGTACATTCCGTGCAGCTTGGGAGTATGCATAAATGATCTCCGTCAATATCCCCAAAGCAAAAGCCATTGCCCACGATATGCGCCGCACGGCTCGCTCGCAGGAGTTTGCGCCCCTGGACATCAAGGCGACTATCCCGTCAGAGGCGGCTGCGGCTGAAGCTGCCCGTCAGGCTGTGCGCGAGAAGTATGCGGCTTTGCAGGCTGACATTGACGCAGCGCCAGATGTTTTTGCCCTTAAAACCATTGTCGAGCAAATGTAATGGACACGATTGACATGACTGCCGCTAAGCTGATGACGCACGAAGAGATCTGCGCTGTCAGGTACGATCAAATAAATGCTCGCCTGAAACGCATTGAAGGCATCCTGCTCAAAGTGGCGGGGGTAATGATCGTCGCAATGGCGGGAGTCATTTGGGCAAGTTTGCTGCGGCATTAACGCTGGCCCTTCTCGCGCAGCAGCCTCCACCAAAGCCGGTTGAGTATGAGTGTGTGAGATGGATGTACGAAGACTATGTTAAGTTCAAAGTGGTTTGCTTGCAGTGGAGAAAAAGAAATGCTTGACTGGTTCTTTGCCTTTCTCCTTGCTTGCATTCTCTTAGCATCTTTACTGGCATTAGTTAAGCTGGGGTTCTGGGTGCTATGGATCCCATAACAGCATTCGCTGCCGCCCAGGCTGCGGTCGCCGGCATCCAAAAAGCAATCAAACTAGGCAAGGACATCAACGGCTTAGTTGGAGAGTTTGGCAAGTTTTTTGACGCCAAAGATGTAGTCCAGAAGGCGGCTAACGATAAGGCAAAGAAGGGGCAGTCAGACACCGGCAAGGCGATGGAGATCGTCATGCAAGCCAACGCTCTGCGCGAAGCAGAGGAGCAGCTCAAGCATCAACTGGTTTACGGCGGCTATCCAGAACTCTGGGACATGATGCTCAAAGAGCGCATAAAGATTAAGCAAGAGCGGGCCAAGGCTGAACGGGAAGCCAAGATCGCCAGGGTCAAGCTAGTCGCTCAACGGGTTCTTATCGCTCAAATTGTGGGCGTTGTACTGACAGTTTCCATTCTCGGCACAATTGTTGTTTTCATCATTACACAGGCAACCCGTGACACCTGAACTTCAGAAATATTACGAAGAACGATTTAGTATGTTCTCGCAGCAGGGCTGGCTAGACCTGATCGAAGATATTGACAAAATGATCGAACCCCTAAATAATATTTCTACCATTCCCGATGAAAAAACCTTACACTTTCGTCAGGGTGAACTTTCAATCCTGACTTGGCTGAGAAATCTCAAGCAGATCAGCGAACGTGCATATGAGGATTTGAATGCTGAGAATGTATGAATTTGTCTGCGAATGCGGACAACGCACTGAGTGCCTGACTGATTATGAGACGGCCAGCATTTTGTGTTCGTGCGGGGGTGTTGCCTCGCGCACGATTAGCGCTCCAAAGTTCAATTTGGAAGGTTGGTCTGGGCACTTTCCGTCTGCATACGGACGGTTTGAGCAACGGCACACCGACAAATTGAATGCGGAACGCAAAGCCAACTCATAAGCAGGAATGCCGAGTTGAATCTCCTACAACCAAAATGGCAGGAACCATATGTTGATTGACCAAGAATCCGAATTGCCCAGTGAGATTGAAGCTGAGGAAGCGAAACAAGTAGTAGAGATTCCCGAGAAGTATCGGGCTAAAAGTCTCGAAGACGTTATTCGTATGCACCAAGAGGCTGAAAAGCTAATCGGTAAGCAGGCGCAAGAAGTCGGCGAAGTTCGCAAGCTCGCGGATGAACTCATCAAGCAGAACCTCGGTTCTAAGCAACAACCTATTCAAGAGGAAGAGCCTGAAGTAGATTTCTTTGAGAATCCTCAAAAGGCAGTCCAGAAAACCGTAGATCGTCACCCAGATGTTGTCGCAGCGCGTCAAGCTGCTGCTGATTTCAAACGGATGCAGATTCAACAAAAGCTATCGCAAGAGCACCCTGACTACGCTCAGCTGGTGCAAGACCCTGACTTTGCGGCGTGGGTAAAATCCTCGCCGGTGCGGGTGGGTCTGTATGCGAAGGCTGATGGTGAGTTTGATTACGACTCGGCCAATGAACTGTTGTCCACCTTCAAGCAACTGCGCGGCGTTAAGGTTCAGCAAACTGAGAAGGCAGGAGATGCCGTCAGAAAGCAGAACATGAAAGCAGCGCAAGTTGACACTGGTGGCTCTGGCGAGAGTTCCAAGCGCGTCTACCGCCGGTCCGACCTTATTAGGCTCAAGATGACAGACCCGTCCCGCTACGAAGCCCTTTCTGATGAGATCATGGTTGCGTATGCAGAGGGTCGGGTTCGATAAACCACTTTTGGAGATTTAACTATGGCAAACACCGCCTTTTCCCCCACTAATAGCGTCACCGCTACTTCCGCAGCGAACTTCATTCCTGAGATTTGGAGTGATGAAATTGTTGCCGCCTTTAAGAAGAACCTTGTTCTGGCCAACGTGGTCAAGAAGATGTCTTTCAAAGGCAAAAAGGGTGACACGGTTAACATCCCCTCGCCTGCTCGCGGCAGCGCCAATGCAAAGGTTGCCACCGACGCTGTTACCCTGATCGCCGAGAGCGACACCAACATTCAAGTGCTGATCAACAAGCACTATGAATACAGCCGCTTGATCGAGGACATCGTCGAAGTGCAATCCCTGACCTCGCTGCGCTCTTTCTACACGGAAGACGCTGGCTATGCTCTGGCTCGTCGCATCGACACCGATCTGGTTCAACTGGGCCGCAGCTTCAACGGCGCTACTGTTGGCACGGACGACTATGCTACTTCTGCTTCCAGCACGAAGGCGTTCATCGGCTCTGACGGCACGACTGCTTACAACAGCTCGAGCTCCAACGCTGCTGCACTGACTGATGCTGCTATCCGCCGCACCATCCAGCGCCTGGACGACAACGACATCCCTATGGATGGCCGTTTCTTCCTGATCCCCCCGTCGAGCCGCAACACCCTCATGGGTCTGGCCCGTTACACCGAGCAAGCGTTCGTCGGCAACGGCGATGCTATCCGCAACGGTGAAATCGGTCAGCTGTACGGTATGGCTGTGTTCGCTTCGTCCAACGCCGACACTGGCGCTGGCAATACCGCTGCTGACCGTATCTGCCTGATGGGCCACCGCGATGCGATGGTGCTGATCGAGCAACTGGGCATCCGCC